ATTCGTCCAGCCAGAGGGCATGCCGTTGTAACCGATTGAGATGATACGATTGTCCTTGACGACAACTGCACCGACCTTCAGACGGACAGCAGAACTCAACTGAGCAAATCGCTCGGCTGTATCCATAAACGCATCAATCCACTTCTTCTTCATCGAAGTACCCATCTTCTTTGCACTGATCATGATAGTCTAGGAGACCAGTAAACTCTTCAATGTCTTGCGGGATAGCTTCAATGCTCTCACGATCACGGAAGTCGTACTCGTAAAAGTCTTCACCATCTTCGTTAGTAAACTTACCACAGAATGCGCAACCACTCTCATGATAATAGGCTTCGACTTCCCAACCTTCGCCAACCAAGAACTCATACATTGCGATCGGAGGAGACCATGCAGTCTCAAATGAGATCCAAACGGTATGATCATCTTCACGATTGAAGTCGATGATGGTCATATCCCATTTCGTACCCCAGTTGTTACAGTTCCACTCGTACCAGTTCTCATCTTCTTCAACTGGTCGTGGACGCAGGTGATAAAAGACTTCGCAGTCTTGCTGGTCTTTCAGTACGTTCTCCAGCGCATCAATCTTTTCCTTGTCCTGATGCGTCAGACGGACACTGTTATCACACCAATTAGGCATTCTTCACTCCATTCATTATCTTACGTATAAGTTTACTACACTTTTCTTTGAGAGTCAAACTTTTTCTTCGGTAGATTGGGCTCCAGTCTTCGCTGGAGCCTTTGAGTTTTTTACCTTCGTCTCCTTTGCAGGTGGCGGTGGAACAAACCCTGCATCTGCAACTAGCTTGTGTGTAATCTTCGGGTACTTCTTCGTCAATCGTTGGTCTTTGATTGCAAGAATCAACTCAGCTTCGCTTGGATGCAAATTCTCAAGCAGTTGGATGAAGAGAGTCTCACGACGAATTGCGTTCAGATCAGCACGACAGAATACGTACAGCTTACGAACCTCTTGGTAGAGATTGGCAGGTGACATACCTAACGGTGCAGCATCTTTCTTGTACGGAGGATCTCCCTCTGGAAGAACAAACTTCTTCTCTGGAATGAAGCCATGTTCAAAGATGAAACGCAAAGCAGCATTACCTTTGTACTGCTCAATCTTCTTGGGGTCGCTGTTGATCTCGTCTAAAATCTCAGTGATATATTTCGCCATTGTTATCCTTAAAAATCGTCTAGTTCATCAAGCAAAAGACGGCAACGCTTTTCAATCAGATACTGCATGACTGCCATCTTGTCGCCTTTCGGTTTGTTATTTAGATACGTCTGTGTAATCTCATTGTACACATCTTCGGGGATGTGTTCAAATGCGACAAGAGTTGCGTTACGATCCCAGTTACGTCGTTCGGTTTCGTTACGGCAAGCATCCTTACCTTTCTCGATAAACTCAGCAAGACGCTCTGCGCTGATGCGTTTCTGGCGCACACCTTCTTGAAGGAAGATGTCATCAGGAGAAAGAATGTTCGGTACACCATCACCAGCATCACCCTTAACGATGTGCTCGATCATCCAGTCACGGATTTCTTTTTTGGTGGCAGTCACATACTTCTTCTGCATCGGCGACCACTGCTTGACATTCCACTCAGCTTGTAGTTGCTTGAAGTCTTTGTCAGAAGACAGAATCAAAACCTTCTGCGGCTCTTCCATCAAACCTTCTTGCACCAGCTGGTTGGTCTGAACCCACTTGGTCATGCAAGCGATGACGTCATCGGCTTCTGCACGTTCTACGTGGATAACTCGCCACGGGAAATGCTTGGCGATGTCTTCACGCATCTCAGACAGTGTATCAAAGATCAGCTTCCAATCCAGTTCGGATTCTTCACGTGCTTTCTTACGACCTGCTTTGTAGTGAGCAAATGCTTCTTTGCGCCAGTACTTACGACCATCGCAACACACAACCAGTTCGCCATACTCTTTACCGTACTTCTTCTTGTACGACTTGAGTGTGGAGAGGGTTACGTGACGAATCAGATTCTTCACTTCTGACTCAGTACCCTTCAGTTCTCGCTGGAAGGTAAGAATCGCTGCCAAACTAACTTGGCTATAATCTACTAGAATCATCAAAATGCTCCAAGGATAATTGTTTCTTCGTTGATACGACCGTTAGGTTGCGCTGGCTTGGTAGTCAGCGTCTTCAACTTAGCGTTCAACGCACGTTTGCCGATAGACAATCCCTTGAAGAACTCTTCAGGTTTGCGTAGCGTCATTTGTTTGGACTCAGTAACAGAGAATCCAACGATGGTTGTACCCTTGACGGACAGAGAACCAACCTCTGCTTTGTACACAGCAATGCGACGGTACTTGGTGTTGTACACCCAGACTTCGGTAGCATCAACCATGTTCGACGGTGCAACAGACTTCAGATTGAGTTCGGGGAACTCTTTAAGGTACTTGACCTTAGCAGTCTGCTTGATCGGCGAGACAGGTTTACGCTTACGTGGCGCACGATTGACCTTAGCAGTTTGAACTTGTTGAGTGCAGTCAGAGATGATGCCATCAACAAACTCGATAAACTTCTTCAGTTCTCGTTTGGTGAAGTTGGAGTATCCCTCTTTGAGTTGAGGGCATTTTCCTTCATAGGCTTCTCGCAATTCTGCTGCGAGTGGGACGTAGAACTCGCCGATTCGCTTGGCGATTGCTCCAGCGACTTGGTTTGCCAGAAGATAATTCTTCGTCGAGAAGTCGCTAGTTTTGTTGAGCGTGAAGTCATCAATTGCTCCTTCAATCTCACCAGCCAACTCATGGGCTTTCTCATCCATGCGTTGTTGGATAGAGATTACGTTAGTGTTAGCCTTAGCTGCATCAGCAGCTTTCTTGTCAGCCTTGTCTTGGGATTTTTGTCGAGCACCGACTTGCGTCTTGAGAAACGCAATGCGCTCTTGCAGGTGATTGAACTCTTTCTCTTGAAGAGCAGAGCCACCGTCAAGCAAACGTGCAAGGATGCCAGCATAACGGAAGTGGTACTCGTCCACCTTCAGCAGTTCGACTGCTAGCTTCTTGTCTGTTTGTGCGATGTATTTGAGGAACCACTTCTTCTTTTCTTTGTCGTCGTGGTTTACGTTGTAGTAGTTGAGTGCGCCGATCAGGTCAGACATGTAGTGATCAGGACGGAGAACTCGCTCCGTACCTTTGATCATACGTTCTGCACGTTCAATCAGCTTCTGACGCTTTGCGGTAGTTGCCATAGGTTTGTAACCTCCATAATATAATATCTATTATACCGCAAAGCGGAATAAAAGTCAACAGAATAACCCTACGGGATTAGGGGTTACTTGAGACCTTTGTAACGTCGTCGTACAACTCGACGAACTCTTCGTGTTCCTGCTCGACTTGAGTCAGGTTTTGCTTATGATACGTGACAGCAATTTTCTTGACAACCTTACGTGGAATCTGGAAGTTGTCGGAAACATCCTTGATGATGTCCTTGATCAGATCACGTTCAGCTTCGGTGCGAGTCATAGAGTCACTAATCTCTTTGACTGCAGCCATGATCTTCTTTTTGTCTTCAGGAGACGAAATTGTAATAGCCATAATACCTCACTTCTCGATGGAAACATTGGCACGCAGGAAACCACCAAGCAGCACAACAGCAGCCCAAGTCTCGATTGCGTACGGAATCGCCAGAACAGGGAACAGAGTGTTCAGTGCCCAAATGGTCAGCAGTGGACCAATGACGATCATAAACAGAATAAATGCAATAAGCAGAACGCTTTTCATGATATACCTCAGTAGGTGATTAGGGAATCGAGACGGAAGCTGCGCCATTCGCCGATGTCGAGATCGAAGACGCGAAGTGCGGATCCAGCAGTGCTGCTAGACGAACCTTCTTTGGGTTGTTTGTCTGTTGGGATACTTGATTCGACGAGGGTGCATCGCATCGTTCTCTCTGTGCCATCGACTTTGGTAAATCGGACAGTGGTTTCACCAGTGCGCAGTTTTTGTAGGACATCTTCTCTCAGTTGGTCAAGGTTGGTTTGGGTCATTTTCAAATCTCACTTTCAAATCATTAACTAAAGGCTCTAAGAAGTCTTTGATCTCACGGTTAGAGAAGAACATCTCATACTTGCTATCGATGAGGACTTTACCCTTCTCATCAACCAGCTTCTTCCTAAACGTAAATTCAACCACATCGTAGTCGTGGTCTTTTACAGTAAGCGTAGTCGTAAGACCTTGCTTGCTCAACTCATAGGTATTGTTCATCGTGTTTCCCTTTGTGTTTAACCTTGCGGGTGTGCCGAACCTTAGACTCCACGACACGCATGCGGTACTTCGGAGTTCGTAGATCCTTTGCTACCAGATCTCTAGGTTTCAGCTGCTTATTATACACGATTTCCTCTTACAAATCAAATAAAATTAACTAGGACGTCCCTTGCGTCGCTCAAATCTTCTAAATCTTCGTCAATGCTTGCGAGAATGAGCATCTCCCACAGCACCTCAGCCATCGGACGTTTAGCCTCTGGCAACTCTTCCAACCATGCATGGATCTCGTCCATGCTGTCGCATGCCCACATCTCGTCGAGCATTGCAACTTGTTCTTTGGTCAACCCTTCAATCTGGATCATACAACCTCAGTGCGAATATGTTTAGACCACGTGTTCAGTTTCTCAGCCTTGCGAATCTTGGCTTGCTCGACAGCTTCACGGTCGATTGCGAACTCCAGCTTCAGCAACTCAATCATACATTCCAAGTCGCCGATCTCTTCTTCAAGAGACTGCTTGTTGGACTTACCATTGTGAACGCCAGCGAACCCGAAACGGAACACCTTACTGATTGCTTGCGTTACTTCAGCACACTCCTCTTGAGCAATGTGCATAATTTCTTCGAGACGTTGTTCCATCAGTTGTAGTCCTTCTTTCCACCGAACTGTTCATTGTAGTCGTAACCTGCATTATACTCAGCAATTTCTTGCTCAGATAGGTTAGTTACACGTGGACCGAACCCAGTACCCTCTGGATACCAGTGAGGGTTACGAGGACGGCTATACCAGCTATCAGCTGAGCCACGATCAAACAGACCACCATGACGCTTACGGTCAAACTGCGGAAGCATCTCAAGTGTTACAGTCATTATACTTCTCCATAATGTAGCGCATCCAGATCGTAAGAATCGGCTGCGTATTGTTCTAGCTCCCAGAGTTGATACATCTCCTCAAGGAACTCATTGTATTGTTCTTCGATACGTTCTTCAGTGGCTTGCTCAGCGAGCAGAGCCAGTTCAGTATTGATATCGGTTAGGGTTTTCACTGGACACCTTTGATGGCACGAACGCCACTGTACATAACCAGAAGACCAACTGCAGCGATTGCAGTCTGGACGAGAACGCTGGCTTCGGGATTCACTTCCAGAGTACCCATGGCACCGAAAGCAACCAAGAAACCAACCAACGTACGAATCGAACCCTTCATAACAACTCCTGTTTTCTCATTCAATAGAGTTATTATACACCAGCCACGAATAAAAAGCAACAACTTTCTTGCAATGAAAAACCCCTGTAGTATCAACAACTTACAGGGGTCTATTCCCTACCAAAGTGTAGGGTTATTTAGTCGTTTCTGGTGTTTCGAGGGATCAGATCAGCGTCTGGAGCCTTTGCAACTGGAGGGATGATAGTCGGTGCAGGTGGAGTAGTGGACAGTGCAACCTTTTCCTGCCCACGAGTCCATGCAGCGATACCGAGGATTGCACCCATAGCCATGTGGAACAAGCCAGCACCCTTCAGTGTTAGCGGATCCCACTGGCTAGTTACAGCGCCATCATAGTACGCTTGCAGAATCGACCACAAGATAGGGAAGATGGCGAAGTCTAGAATGCAAATAGCCATGTACGTCCAGCCCATAGCTGGACGCCACTTTCTATTCATCCAAGACTCTTGGTAGTTTTCCATTAGTCGTTACGCACGTTACGGTGAGTAGGATCACCAGCTTCATAAACTGGCATAACAGTAGCTTCAGCCAGTGGAGAACGGAAGTTCATTGGTGCTTGCATAACTGGTGCTGGAGGTGGCACATCATGCATGACTTTCTTCGTAGCTTCGAAGTTAGACTCTGCACGCTTATGCATTTCCATCATCGCTTCTTTGTCTTCCTTGCTAGTACCAGCCAACATGATACCTGATAGAGTACCAGTTAAGAACGTAGCGATAGGCACGATCAACTCAAAGAACTTTTGGTCAATCGGGCTGATTGCGTTCAGCGGTTGAGTAACGAAGATTAGTGAGTATAGAACAACAAAGACGATACCGAACAGAGTCAACGATAGGCAGATACCAATGAAGAACTTCAGTCGTGCCATCAACTGTTCTTCTGTGTACATGTAGTTATTTTCCACAGTTTGCTCCTTGAACAGAAGTTGATACAGGTGCTTGGGTAGTTGCAGCAGTTTTGACATCATCTTTCGGTGGTCCTATACGAGGGTCTCTCTGACCTTTGAAGATGTGTTCTGGGCAAGTACGGTTCACATCACAGAGAGGCATTTTACAAAAATCTTTGTCCCAGTTTGCGGGATCTTGGCATGGGTAGCGGAAACGATCCCCACTACACATTGCTAAACCTAGTGGCAACACTAGAAGTAGCAACAGCCATTTTACTAATTTACGGTCGTTCATGGCGAATCCTTGTAATTATTTTGCTAGTGGATTATCCAGTGCACGTTGAATGCGGCTATCGATTTCTTTATTTAGCTGACGCAGTGCCTGTTCCTGTTCTTTACCGTTGCGACGTAGTTCATCACGTACATCTTTAACAGCTAGATCGCTCTCACGCTGGCTTTGTTTAGAGCCACGCTCGACGCTATCAACGATACCTTCCAAACGACGAATGTCGCTCTTCAGATCGTTCTTGATATCCTGAGTGTATTGAACAGACTTTTCAGACTTCTCGACTACGATATCCATCTTAGCCTGTAGTTCTGATAGGTCAGGTGCAACGTACTCAGCGATACGTTTCTTCATGCTCTGGTAGTCTTTGTACGTCTCGAACGCACCATAAAGACCACCAAGAATTGATGATACGATGGTGAATGCCACCATCAGTTTTGCTGGAGTGAATTCATAACCACCGATACTGATAACAGTATCTTTGCTCATGTACTTCTTAACACCAGCTTCTAGATCGTCAACCTTCTTGTTGACATCTTTGATTTCTTCTCCCATTTTACTTTCCTTCAAGTGCGTGGTTGATCATGTTGGCTCTTGCCTTCATCTGGTCAGCAAACGTCATAACTCCGTTTATGGTATATCCCAAAAAGAAGGCAAATATAACAAACAGTATAGCGTATAGATACTTCATTTAATTTCCTTTTTCGTATTGTGAGTCTACAAGTTCATTGTGTAGACGATCACTTGGTCCATACAGTCCACGACCAAGACGCTTGTTGTCTACGTTGTTTTGGTTATTATAAATCGTGAACGGTTTGTATCCAACAGTCTGTGGAATGGTTACCTTACCGTACGCATCAAATCCTGGAGTGAAGCCCATCGCTTGAATGACTACATTCTGAACAGCTTTCTGGGCTTCCATGTCTGCAGCTTTACCCATATTACCAGCAAGGTTTTTACCTTCTTCTATGGCTTTAGCTTTAGCAGCTGCTTCACGCTTTGCTTGCAGTTCTTGCCTTGCTGTTGGCTTAGATGATTCACCTTTGCCCTCAGTTCCAGCATTTGCTTGAGCAGTTGGAGACGGAGATACACCATTCGGAGCAGCATCTTTCTTTTCCTCTGCTTTGGTTGCTACGGCTGCTTTCATCTCAGTTGGTGCAGGTGCCATAGTCACAAGGGGAACAGTGGCAGTTGCTGCTTGCGCTGGAGAAGCAGAAGTGGCAGTTGTTTGAATTACGTTGTTTACGTTTTGATCAGCAACGACAGCAACCTTCACCTCACCAGAAGAATCTGTTGATGCTGTAGTAGTGGTAGTTGTTGGTGCAGTCTGAGCGACAACGCCAGCAGTTGCTACAGTGGTAGCCAACCCTTGCTGTTCTAGAAGCATCTTCTTTGCGTATGTTTCAGAGTAGTTCGGACACTTCTGATCGTAAAGACCGTTCAGCTTACATTGTTGATCGAAGTAAGCAACGGCGTATCCTGGACAATCTGTAGCATAGAGAGCATTAAGAGAACACTGCTGAGTTTTATACGCAGCGGCATAACCAGAACACTGAGTGTTATACAGCGGGTTTATCGAACATTGTTGGGTGAGGTAAGCGTCAGCATAGCCAGCACAATCTGTTGCATAAAGCGGGTTTGCTGAACACTGCTGGTCGTGATACGCTTGAGCATATCCAGTACAATCAGTTGCGTAAAGAGGATTGATTGAGCATTGCTTATCGTGGTAGGCTTTTTCATATCCGCTGCATGTAGTTGAGTAAAGTGGATCCAGAGAGCACTGGTAGTTTAGGTATGCAGAAGCATAGCCCGCACAATTTACATTGTATAGTGGATTAGCGTTACACTGCTGAGTAAAGTAGGCATCAGCGTATCCTGGACACTGTGCACTATACAGTGGGCTGATGGTGCACTGCTGACTCAGGTATGCTGCTGCATATCCTGGACAAGTGTTCGAAGAAAGGGGATCTGTCGTGCAGAGATCAACTCCAGTGCCTAGCACATTCCAGTTAGGAATTGAGTTGATGATAGTACCAGCTGGTTGCCAGAAGTGCTGTGCATACTCACCTTTAGATAAGTCGCCAGTTAGACCAACTGATACGTTAGATTGACCGAGATTGATTTTCTCGTAGTTAACACCAATGAAGCCACTAGGTTTAATCTGTAGGCTAAATGTGTTAAGGTTGCTTGGATTGTAGTACTCGCCGACATCTTGCCAACGGTACGTCATCTGAGTGGCATCGCCAGTTGTTGAGTACACACTTCCTGGAACTGGACGCATATCCGTATGTAACGGTGCGATCATATAGTTCCACTGTGGACCAGTTACTGTGCTGTAGGGTTGACTGTACCAGTTATTACCGCCGCAGTATCCATCGACTGCTGGATCACATCCAATCTTTTGGGTGGTTGTGGTAGCTGGAGCAAAGAAACCAACTACGCCATTATCATACATGACGGAGTTGGTGAAGGTCTTTCCAAAGAAAGGAAACCCGAATTGGAGAGGAACATGCACGTGACCATCATCCCACATATTGTGGATGGTCGTAGTCCCAGTGGGAGGTGTTATCCCACTGGTGCCACTATTGATGGTAGGAACCTGAGCATAAGCAACGGAGATTCCTAACAGCATAACTGCTAGGAGTTTCTTCATTACTTCTTGTCTTTCTCACCAGAGTCTCGTAGAGGCTCTTCCTTGGCTTTCTCTTTGGTCTGGATGACAGTGTCGTCTTCTTTGATACGACCCTTAGCTTTCCAAAGTTCTTTAGCTTGCTCAC